ATATGCAATGGACAAAGACATTCCATATTTCGCTTTAAATGTTCCTGCAGATACATGCTTAGATTGTGGATGGCAAGGCGAAATTGGAAATGAATGTCCGGAATGTGGTTCAACTAATATACAAAGATTAAGAAGAGTCACTGGATATTTAACTGGTGATTATAAAACAGCTTTTAATAAAGGGAAAATAGCTGAAACCGAAGATAGGTTTAAGCATAGTAAGAAATTAAAATTATGATTAGTGGTATATATAAAATTGAAAATCTTATAAACCATAAAGTTTATATAGGGCAAGCCGTTGATATACCTAATAGATGGCGTAGTCATAAAAGTAACTATCAAAATCCAAATTGCAAAGATTATAACATGGTTATTTATAAAGCCATGCGTAAATATGGAATTGATAATTTTTCTTTTGAAATTATAGAACGATGTGATAGCAAAGTATTAAATCAAAAAGAAAAAGAATGGATTAAGTACTATGATAGTTATTACAATGGTTATAATGCAACATTAGGTGGGGATGAAAGTCATATCCATTTAGGTGACCCAATAGAAGTTTATAATTTGCAAGGACAATACATTACTACATATCCAAATATTACTGAGGCAGCAAAAGCTATTGGTGTATCTCGTAATACTATATATGGTATTGTATTTGGAAACCGCCTTTCTACAAAAGGATTCCAGTTTAAATTAGTAAAGGATAATAATATTATTAAACCATATACTAATAAACAGGGCGGTAAAAAATCGGTGTTACAAAAAGATGATAACGCAAACATAATTCAAATTTTTGAAAGCGCCACTGAAGCAGCCCGCCAATTACATTTGGATGCTTCAACTATTATCAAATGTTGTAAAGGGAAATTAAAACACACTGGTGGATATCAATGGTCATATTTAGAGGATAAATAAATGATAGATTTAAACACAGTAAAAAACTATAAAACAGCTTTTGCGGCCGGTCTGTTAATCGGCTTCGGAGTTATTATTAATTCCGTAACCGCAAACCCAACAGTAGGAGCTTTGTTTTTTAGCTTTGGTTTACTAGCCATAATAGCGTTAAAACTACCATTATATACAGGAAGAGTCGGGTTCTGGAAGGACCCGGCTACCTTCCCAGGAATGTTGATAGCAAATGTTGCAGGCGCGCTAACAACGATAGCCTGTTATGTAATCGCTAATCCAACATTTCATACATTAATGGTTAATATAAGTATGCACAAGTTTGAAAAGACTTATCTACAGATGCTAGTCTGCGGAATCCTATGTGGCGCACTTATACATATTGCAGTAAAAATAAAACAAGTACCAGTTACTGTACTTGCAGTTGCAATATTCATTTCTATAGGTGCAGAACACTGTATCGCGGACATTCCATTCCTTATAGTTAATTTCAATTTAGCTAACCTCATCAAATGGATATTAGTAATCATAGGTAATTCACTGGGCGCCTTGTGCATAGAATCACTAACAAAGGAGGAGAACCATGAGGTACGCACAAATAATTCCTAATGACGTTTCAAACGGTGAAGGAGTATGTGTATCTTTCTTTGTTCAGGGGTGCCCACATCGTTGTCCCGGATGCTTTAACCCCGAAACTTGGGACTTTAATGAAGGCATAGAATATACGCCAGACGTTAAATGGCAAATTATAGGTTTGCTTGCCGCCAATAATGTCAAACGTAATTTCTGTGTACTCGGCGGCGAGCCGCTAGCCTTACCGAACTTGCCGATGACGCAAGAAGTTGTTAGCACCGTGCGCCACGCCTATCCAAATATTAAAATATATTTATGGACAGGATTTTTAATGAAAGACTTATTACAATCAACAGACAAAAACATACAATCAATTTTAAATGATATAGACATATTAATTGATGGACCGTTCGTAGAAGCAGCCAAAGATTTAACTCTTAAACTACGTGGAAGTTCTAATCAAATAATATGGGAAAAGGAAAACGGTTTATGGATGGAGAAATAAAATGGAATCAGAAATACCAAAAATAACAGTAGATTTTAAAACCTTTGAAAAGGTTTATCAAGCCGCCAAAAAAGCCAAACTCAAAGAAGTTACTTTTGAGTTTATAATTGCTAGTTGTTTTCCAGACATAGCAAGCAACATAAAACAAGAACTCCGTAGGCAGCATGCTTGTGGCTACACTGAAGGACTTCAAGCTGCGGAGGCTGAAAACCACATAAAAGGAGAAATGAAAGATGAAGAATAGAATTTTGACAATATTATTAGCTATATTAGTAGTTTTATCCACAACTAATATAGTGTTTGCTGAAGTAGAGTATCCATTTACCGTTACTTATCACTTCAAATATAAAACTTCAGCAACAGAGTATGCAGAAAAGACTTGGTCACAACAAGTTAGGGACAATAGTACCACTGCTTCAAAGGTTATAAATAAAATTGTACCTGATACTACTCCAAAGAAATATACTGAAAATGGAAGAGAATATATCTTTGCAAAAAGATGGGTTGGTCCTGACACACCAAAAGAAGGCGTAGCTTCAACAGAGCGAGTATATATTCGCAATAAAGATTACGAAGCAGAAACGCATATATATTATGAAGCAGTATATGAAACTGTTCCAATTGCAACAGTACACGCTGTGTATTTAAATCAGCAAGCAGAACAAGTAGAAGATACAACATCAAATGCGTTGTCTATGGGCGACACATGGACAATTAAAGAAGGTAATCTTGATGATAACATCTCAAAATATAAGCGTTTTGAACATAATGGTTTAATTTATACTTTTACTGGCTGGGACCAGGAATTACCGTTCACTATTAGCAATATTATTAAAGATACAGATTATTATTTTGTAGCACAGTATGATGTTGAAAAAATTAAAAAGCTAACTGTAAATTATATTGACAACGTCGCGCGCGGCGATGGTTTATGGTCAAACGATAACACTTTTGTAGAATATAAACACACCTTTAAAAAACCAGCAGACATACCAGAACATTATACATTCCTTTATTGGGAAAATGGCGATGATAAATACTATGCGGGCGACACTTTTACAAAAGCATATGCAGATATAGGTGAAAACGAGGAAATTAACTTTACAGCTGTATATGAATATCAGCCACCATTAAATGTACATTATCATTATGGAGAAAATAAAATAAGCACAATTACAGCTGATGAAAATATAAGTCTTTACGATAAAGCGCCAGAATCATTAAAATGGTTTTACGAAGGCGAAGAAACACCAATTAACGAAGACGAAATAATTACAATTCCTGACTCATACATTGTCAGAGAACCCGTAGAAGATGAAAAGAACGTTCACGTACATGCTAAATATTTCACAATTAATTGGTTAGATGACAACGGTGACAAACTTTCTACCAATAAAATGGTACCTTACGGTGAGTTGCCAAAATACGACGGTGAAACCCCATCCAAGGACGCCAGCGCGCAGTATACATACAAATTCATCGGTTGGGATTCTGATATTATACCTGCGACAGAAAACAAAGACTATACCGCAGTTTATAACTCAATTACAAATATTTACACAGTAAAGTTCGTAGACTACGATGACACGCAGCTGTCACAAAATGATTACGAATATGGTACGGCTGCTGAAGATATCAAAGCACCGATTCCATATAGACAACCGACAATTCAATATACATATATCTTTAGTGGCTGGACTCCAGAAATTGAAGATGTAACAAAAGACGCAACTTACAAAGCTACATGGGAAGAAAAAGAAATTATTCCTGATAAACCAGACGACCCCGAAGAAGAAGACAATACAAAAACAAAAGTAATCGTTAAAAAATATTACGATGAAAAAGTAATTACAAAACGTGTCATTATGAAGCCAACTGTAATTAATCGTACAGTGCGCCCGACCACAATTATTAACAGATACATTACTAAAAACTACATAACCGAAAATAACAAAAAGGTTGATAAATTAGAAAAAGAAGTTGAAGAGCTTGAGGATGGCATGCCTCCATTAGCAGCGCGCAGAGGAATGAAAAGACAATGGGCATTATTTAATCTTCTTTTCACCTTGCTAATCGTAATAATGGCAGCGTTCGTAATCGTCAAATACAATCGTAAGAAAGATCAAGACCAACGCGATTATCAAACAAAACACATACATCGTATTTTAAGTTTCGTAATGGCTTTACTTTCAATAGTAATTTTCTTCCTTACAACAAACTTCTCATATCCAATGGGATGGTTTGATCAATGGACTATATTGTTCTTCATATTCTTTGTAGACCAATTAGTGCTTACCATTCTTAATTATCGTATGTTCAAGGCTAGGAAAGAATCCTAGCCTTTTGTTTTAAAATTTGAAAAAAATTTTTTTTTATGATATAATATATATAGAAAGATAAGAAAAGAGGTAAGAATATGGACAAATTTACTAATACAGCAGTATTCAACTTTGAAAATGCACTCAGAGGAATGAGAAATCCACTCAACTCTTGGGACAGGTCTGATAGTTTGTTCGGATATGATGACGAAGAACATATGGTAGACCGTTGCGCAGACGTAGTAGATATTTGGGTAGAACAAGAACTTAAAAACAGAAATATAGAAAGTGGTCCAGGTGAAGGTGCTTACGAAGAACTGTGGAAACGCTATATGGATTGGCTTTGGGGACAAGGAATTATTGATGAAGACTATAGTATTGAACAATGTGCTTTTATTGGACCGAACGATTTAAACCTCGCGCAGCGTCTGATTAAGTCAGGTCCAGAACATTGTAAATTCCTTCGTCAGATATTTGTAACGGTAGACATAACAATGCCACTGTATTGGTGGAAGGAATTTGATACATATAAAATTGGTACAACAGCTAATTCTACATCTACAATGCATACACTCACCAAAAATAAAATTACTAAAGACATGTTCGCATTTGATAATACAGATATAATAGTTACAGAAGGACACTCAATAGATGGTGACTGGGAACTTACTTTTGAAGATTGTATAGATGATATACTAACAATTTGTAACAATTTACGTGATAAATATCTTGAAACAAATGATAAACGTTACTGGCGCGCACTTGTACAGACGTTACCTGAAGCTTGGCTTCAAACACGTACAGTAACAATGTCATATGCGAATTTACGTAATATGTATTTCCAAAGAAAAGACCATAAATTGCAAGAGTGGCATGACTTTTGCGATTGGATAAAAACATTACCTTATGCTTATGAATTAATTTATTTTACAGGAGAAAACAATGAAAATTTTAAAACAAACTGAAGAATATCGTACAGATAGTGAAGAAGAAGCCATTGCGCTGATTGAGCATTATCGCAAAGATGCTATGGATAATGGATACGTACTTGGCGCGAGCGGCTATACGTATAAAACAAAGAAAGCTAAAGGCGAGATTATAGACGAGGCCTGGGTTGTAAAAGTAACTAAGGTGCTCGGAGGAGTATGGGACGATGAGTGATGAACCAAAATTAGAAGTTATTGAAGGCGGGAAAGATGAGACAGAAGTTGAAGGCGCGCCTTCTACGGAAGAAATAGACGACAATCAAATTGAAGAATTTTACAACGAAAATAAAGACGCCATTGATATGATCGGTGGCTTAGAAATGCTTGAAAACTTACTTGGACTTGATGACGAATCTTTTACCTTACTTGCGCCTAAATTTCTTGAGGTTTTACAATCTACTTTTGAAGAACCACAAACTCGCGCAGAAATAAAAGTCATGCTTCAAGATAAAGCATATACCGCAGAAGATATTGCTGAAGAAACAAGAGCATTAACAGAAGCCATAGATACAATGGACTTTTTAACTGCTCCTAAAAAGGATGTATTAAAACAAGCTGCAGCAATGTCTATGAATCTTCTTCAAGAAATAAATAAATCTACGAAAAAGTATATAGAAATTCCTTGTGAAATCGCAGAAAACGTCAACTTACCGCAGTATGCAAATGAAGGAGACGCTGGACTAGATATATATAGCCCAGCAGAATATACTATTAATCCTGGTGAAACTGTTATTATTCCAACTGGCATTAAGATGGCCATCCCTGATGGATATGCAATTCTTGTTCAGCCGCGTTCAGGCCAATCAGTCAAAACAAAACTTAGAATTGCTAACACCCCTGGCTTAATTGATAGTGGATATAGAGATGAAATCGGTGTTATTGTAGAAAACATAGAGCCACCTTTCAAAGACATAGATTATGACTTTGACGACAACGGAGAAGTTCACATTAAATCTATACTCCACGGTCAACCATATACAATTACCGAGGGTCAACGTTTCGCACAGATGAGACTTGTTCAAGTTCCAACAGCAGCGTTTGTTCAAGTTGATTCGGTAGCTAATTTAGGAGAGAACAGAGGCGGCGGCTTCGGACATACCGGTGAGTAAGATTAATATAGATGATATAAGAAAGGCGGCGATAGAACATAATTGGCAACTTGTTTCTGAAAAGTATGTAAACTTAAATACAGATATGGAGTTTATATGTAACGAAGGACATAAAGTCTATGCTCCATATAAGAAAATTAGAGATAAGTGGAAATGTCCAATTTGTGAGCAAAATAAATACTATAATTTTGGAACAGATGTTTTACCGAAAGGGCGCGACGTTGAAAGAGTAATCGGTTTAGACCAAGCTACTCATATTACAGGCTATTCAATCTTTGACAACGGTGAACTAGTTCATGCAGGAACTTTTCAAACAACCGCAGAAGAGGAAATAACCCGTGATTTAGAGGTCCGCAACTGGCTTATCCAACTTATCCAAAATTGGAAACCAGACATAATCGGTATGGAAGATATACAATTACAACAACATAACAATTCAATGGGTGTAACAACCTATCGTACACTTGCTCGTTTGCAAGGAATTTTAATGGCAGCTTGTGTAGAACAGAAGATAGATTATATCATTTGTCCTCCAGGCACATGGCGCGCCAACTGTGGCGTAAAGGGAAGAACGAGAAGTGATAAAAAACGTTCAATGCAAAACATTGTAAAACAATGGTTTGATATTACCGTTTCTGATGACGTTGCAGACGCAATAGGAATTGGTAAATATATAACAGATAATCATAAGAAAAAAGTTGAAGTATTCAACTGGGAATAAAAGGAGGAATAAACTTATGGCACAAGTAACAATGGAACAGCTTATGGATTTTAGAAATAGCGATGACTTCTTCGGAACAACTGTTATTCCACTGAAGGGGGCTTATAAGATTAATAAGATTAAGAAAGCAGTAGAACAGGAAGCTGAATTCTATTCAACTAAATTCCAAGAAATTGTTGACAAATACGCGCAAAAGGATGAAGCAGGACAGGTTAAATTTTCAGAAGATGGCGATCAGATTCTCATTCAGGAAGATAAAATTGCTGAATGTAATCAAGCTCTTGAAGATTTACAGAATATGACTGTAGAAATTGATAATCTTAATCTTACACTTGCAGACCTTGGAGATAATCTCCAGTGTACACCAGAGCAGCTTGAAGCTCTCATGCCGTTTGTGACTGAATAAAAGCATAATAAAAGAGGGGACTTAATTGTCCCCTCTCTTTTTTTTATCTAAATTTTCTAACAGCAGTTACATTTCTGTAGCTTGCGTCTTGAACAATAATCTTTTTAACTCTATCAGCAACTCTATCAACATCATAGTCATTATTTAAGTGGTCTACGTTAATGTTGATATCGTATGTCACCGGCGCGCCCTGTATGTCAGACATATCGGTCATACTATTCACTCCATTCATTACACTTGAAAGTACATCTTTAAGTGCGATGAAGTTTTTAGTATCTGTTGCATTAAGTACAAGTTCAGGCTTTGCACGAGTACCGTCAAGCCAAGCTGGACCAGTTGCTGTAGCTAAACCACCAGTTTTATAAGTTAATTTATTAGCATCAAAGAATTGCTTATATTCTCTCCAAATTGGAGAAGTTTTTAAAGCGGTTCTATCAGCCTTTTTAAGTTTCTTAAGTGCTGCAGCGGTTTTATACATGGATACTTTTCCAGTTCCTGTATTCCATTTTTTAATACCATCTTTAGTATACCAGTAAATATGACCACCACTTGATAAGGTAGCTGTAGTAGTACCGCCCTTATCTGTAGTAATTTTATAGGCTTTACCAGTAATACCAAGAGCTTTTGCAATTGCACCTAAATTTTTATTAATTGGCTTGTCTCCAGCTTTAAAGTGAGTAATTGCATACTCAACAGCTTGTCTTGCTTCTATTGGGTTTCTTTCTGCTTGAGATACTGTTAATTTATCAATCGTCGTCGGAACAACTTTTCCAGTACCAGTTCCTTTACTTGCGTTATAATTTTGAGAATATAAAGTAGAACCTTTATTACCTACCTCTTGAACTTTTCCATTTTTATCAGCTGTACTAATATGAGTAGTAATTACACCACCTTTCTTTTTACCATTAGAATCCATTGTGCCGCTTACGCCACTCATAGCTGCAGCTTCAGTAACTCCTGCAGTAGTTAATGCTTTTTGAACTGATTGCGAAGAAGCACCGGTCATTGATTGATATTTAGCTCCAGTAGATTGACCTTCTTTTGCGGTATCTTTAGCTACTTGAACTAAATCTTTAACAGTAGCATTAGCATCTCGTAACGCTTCTACTGAATAGCCGCCTTGGAACAATTCTGTCCAATTCTGATTGAATACTGCTGCGGCTATATCAGCTGGAATACCCTCCTTAGAAAAGACCTCAGCTGATAATCCTAACCCTCGAAGAACCTCAGTAAAGGTTTGTTTATCATCCCCAAAGTATCCAGAAAGTGTAGTAACAACATCAGTTAGTGTAATATTACCAGAACCTAATAACTGCTTTAAACTTTCAGCCATCGCCGAAGTAGTAGCTTCTTGCAAATTACTTATAGCACTAATAACTTCTGTAGTACCACCAGTATTAGTAGACAATGTACCCACAGCAGTAGCCATTGTTTCTACATAAGGCTTTAATATTTCAATTGTTCCAGTAGTATCTTCAATTTTTTGTGGTAATGTGCTTATTCCGTTAAAAAACGTTTCAAATTCACCATCCATTACCTGCTGACGAGCTAAAGTTTGATTATAATAATCATTATTTTGACGCCATAACTCTTCAATTTCAGCTTTATAAGCAGTAGGATTCGCTAAATATTGATTAACCAGAGCAAGATTATTTCCATTGTTCTTTGCAAGTTCTGCAGAAGCCTCTAATAAAGCGATCATACGTTCGCGTTGTTTAGCTGCTTCATCTGCTTGTTCTTCTAAACGTTGAAGAGTTTGATCTTCTAATGTTCGTCCGTAATTCTGTTGAGCTTCAGCAATTTCTTGTTGCAATTGTGCAATTTCACTTGCATGACCACCAGAAGTATCTGCTTGTAAAGTTGCTAAACGTTGTTGTTTTTTTGCTATATCAGATTCGGTTTTTGCATTATCTTCAGCCTGCCTACGTTGCTCTAATCTACGTTTAACCGTGTCAAGTAAATCTTTTAATTTATTTGTTAAAGCATCGCTTAATTTAGATAATCTATCAATTTCTTTTTGGTTGGCTTCATCAACTGCGCTTACTAATTCATCTGCGTAATCAGCATATTGCTCTTTTAAATCAGCCAAAGTACTATACATATTTTGTAAAGCATCTAATTGATCACTATATAACTGAGTGAGATTATCACTCTCTTCAATCATTTTGTTTATACGATCAGTAATTGCTTTACCTGTAGTTTCGGTAATATTGCCCTTTAAAATATCTTTTTCTAAAGTTCCACTGTCAAAATTAAATGAATATGTTCCATCACCTCGCGCAAGAGGAGTAACATATTTTAGAGCTAATTTAGCAACATCTTTATCTTCATTGGCTTTCTTTAAGGCGGCATTATACATACCTAGCTGTTCAGTACTTGTTGTTTTTCTAATTTGTTCATTAATATCTTGAATTCTTTGATCAATTGCACCAATACCAATAGCATCTTGTACAGCTTGTTTTTGGTTTTTAATTTGTTCATTATTCATTTTAATAATAGACAAATTATTTCCAATAATACTACCAAACAAAGCAGTACTTTCCTTTGCAAATTTTTCAGTAGAACTTTGTAATCCACTTTGAAGCATAGATTCTTGAAGATTTTGAGCATTTTCTAGTTCACTAGTTACTCCTTGAGCGGATTCTATTTTTTTAGAAAGCATGTATATTTTAGTAAGTTCATTTTCCCAGCCAAGAAAAGTATTATACAAATCCTCACTTAATTTATCTAATGCTTCCTGTGCAGCCTCAATTTTATCTTGAGCATCATTCCTACGTTTATTTTTTTCGTCTACAAGTTTCTGAGCTTTATCTTTTATTGCTTTACGTTCTGCCTTTGTTTTGCCCTTTTTATTGATTGTATTTCCATTAATTAAATATTCTCCTGTTTCTGGATCTTGATATATCAGTTGAGAAAAATCAATAGCTCTTGTCTGTTTTACCTTAGTTTTTTTAGTTTTCCATTTTCCTTTACTCTTATTAGTTTTATATTTTACTTTCATATCTTGATCCCAAGATACAGTTTGTAAAGAAGAATTTTTATTAATTTTCTTTAAAGTGTTTTTATATTTTTTACTATTTTTTAATTGTTTGATTTGTTTTTTTATAGCTTTATTATCTTTTTTACTTGCAGTTTTTTCTGCGGCAGCTAATTGAACTTGTAATCTATTTAATTCCCCTAAAGCTCCACCAGTACGTTTCTTTTTTCCATTTTTTTTCGTTACTTTACTTGTAGCATTAGCATTTTTAATATAAGCATTTCTTGTCTTAGTAGATAATCCGTTGCCTGTGTCTATACTTTTTAATTGTTTATCATATTTATTAAATATTTCTTTATTATATTTAATTTGTAATTTTAGAGAATCAGCATATTTTCCTGCATATTTACTAACATCATTCCATGTCTTACCAATAGTAGACATTGTTTTTTCAAGAGCTTTTTGATTTTTGCTAGTAAGTCGCTCTGCCGCAGCTACCTGTTTTGAAATATTTTCCCACCAAGTAGAAATTTTCCCAGCTTTTTCTAAAAGTTTATCAACTTTAACAAGATAAGTTAAACGTTTTTTATTCCATTTTAATTCTTCTTTGGACCCTTTAGATTTTTTAGATTTACCACCGCCACCTGTATCATTCTTGTGAGAAGTATTAGTAATTGTATAGTTAGTTGTACCTCCACGTTTTTTACCAGTAGCTTGTGAACCAATCGGAATAGATTTCTGTTTTAAAATCTTTTTTGATTGTTCGTGATTCCAAACCACTGCATTTTTAGGCAAATCAATCATTTGTGGGCCATTAGCACCAACAATCATTGACTTACCTTCACTTGGAAGCCATGCCACTTCGTAACCTAATTCACCAGTAAGAGTTGGCCCTCCCTGACCGTTAGGACCAATTTGACCAATACCTAATTTCTTAGTACCTTTTGCTAATGAACCTGCAGGAATTGAAGGAACTGTACCAGTATTACCTTGACCACGATAATCGTCTGGTTCTTCTTTTCCTTTTGTAGTTACTTTCTTAAAAATGGTTTTTACTGTTTTAACTAAAGGTAAACTATCTAATTTATTTTTTAATGAAGTTAATGCTCCTTCTCCGGAAACTGAAGCTACTACTTTTGGCAAAGTTTTTAAAGGAACTTTTTTAATTAACCCAGTTAATTTAGTAACATCCTGTGCCCCACTAACAACAGTACTTATAGTATTAGTAACACTCCAAGCCTTTTCTTTTTTTTGTTTTTTACCTTTTGTTTTATTAACAGTAGTAGTTGTTCCAATAACTTCTACTTCTTTTTTAATCTTTTTCTTATTGTTCCCAGTATCATCTACTACTTTATCTATCTGTTTATTCAGTCCTTTTTTTAATTGTTCTGGATTAGCTATACTTCCATCATATAAAACTTGTAATTGTTGCTCAATAACAGGAACATCTTTTTCATCAAAACCAGCGTCTTTTAAAATTTGTTGGCCACCCTCTTTATCTCCAGTAGCAAATTTGGTGGTAGCTTCTATGATAGCTTTTTTCTTTACTTCCGTATCTGCTCCAAAAGTTTTATATAACTCGTCTAAAAACTGATCTACTTTTTCAGTACCAGATATTTCTGTTGATAATAATATTTCTCTTTGTTTGCCAGTTAATAAAGAAATCTTATTAATGTGATCTTCTAAGCTTTTTCCCTTTAACTTTGTTTCAAAGACAAAAGGATGTCCCTCTAGTTTTGCCCGAATAGTATCAATTTCAGTCTCGCCATAACCAAGAGATTCCCAAACTTTTAATAGTTCTGTATCGCTTAATTGACTCAAAGAAGTTGCATTTAAAGCTACGAATTGTTCATTTAATGCTCCTGCCGCTTGTCCACTTAAATCTAATTGCTCTTTAATCTGAGCTAATTGTTCTGCGCCTTGTGTTACATCTGCATTATTAAAAGCGGCGTCAAGTTCAACCTGTGCTTCATTTATTCTTTCTTGTTCACCACTATTGACACCAATATCATTGAAATCATTTACTCGTTTTTGTTCGGGTTGCTCTTGTGACTTAACATAATTTAAATATCCGCTAGCAATTGCTTCACCAACTTGTGTCCACTCTGCATTTTGATCAATTGTAGAAAGTTTATTAATAAAATCATCATAAGTACTAATTTCAGAAGCATCTAATTTTTCTCCATTATATTCAAATTCTTGTCCTTGCGACGTCAAATCACGAAATGCTCTATATAGCATATTCTGAACTTGTTCATCAGTTGCTCCTGCTTGAGTTGCTTGTGCCATACTTTTATCTACATCAATTGTTTTACCCTGAGTGAAAGGTTTCAGCCAAGCATATATATCTTCTTGATTTTTAGTTTTGTTTCCCTCTGCTAAAGCACTTAATCGTTTATTTAAAACATCCCAATTAGTAGATAATTCACCTTTTCCATTTTGATTATTAAAAACTCTAAAAGTTTTATCATTTTTATCTGCATATTTCTCAAATTTAGCTACTAATTTATCATAATCTTGATTTGTTTGTTTTGCTAATAATTCTAAATTTGATTTACTTAAAACCGAAGTACTGGTGCCTTCTAAAGTGTTATTTTCATAGAATTCACCATTTTTCATAGTAGCGGTTAAATCATTAGTTTGTAATTCTGTTTTTAAATCAGCAGAATAATTTTCAAAATCAGTAAGCATCATTTCAGCAGTAGATTCGTTAACCTCATATACCTTTTGTAACCATTCTACCACTTGTTCAGTCGTTGCGTTACCAACATCTAATTGCCATTGTTTACTACCATCACTTAAATATTTCCAACTACCTTGAATTTCTTTATTTAATCCTTTAATTTCATCAACATTTACAAGTTGACCATTTTTAATACCTTTACCACTAGAAATATTATCCCAAGCAGTATCAAAGCCTTCTTTAAAATTCTTACCAATATTAAAACTTTTAATAGCTTTTTCTAAGTTACCACCACTATCTTTTAAAGCCTTATTCCAGGCGTCTACACCAACAATAGATTTTATACGAGTTTGAAGCTCATCATTACCCCATTCTCCATTGTTAATAAATTCTTTAATTTTATCAACATTTTCCTGCATGAAGTCTTCAACTTCACCAGTATCAACTCCAGCATTAAAATTAGCAACAGTATTATGCGCATTAGACATTACACCATCTAAAGAAGCAAAACTACTTAATAACTGTAATACTGAAGTATTTATTTGTGATAAGCTATCAACTCCACTGCCTTCAAGAGCATCCAATGCCATTGCAAAACCACTTGCATTAATTGCTCCTGTATTTAATAAATCATTTAATGGACCGCATTCTGCCGCCATTTGCTCAACACCTGCTGCGTCAAGTTCCCCGGCAGAATTAACATATTTATCCATATTTTTTGCTACTTCAGCCCAAGATTCACTAGTCTGAACTTCTTCCATGGCAGAACCAAGTAAATGAGCCGAATCCGCTGAATTTAGTAAATCTTTACCTAAAGTTTGTACTTCTTTTGTAGTGCTTTTAGACATCTTAGTAAATGCGCCAAGTGTTGCAATAGAACTACTAAAATCAACATCTGTTAAATTGCTACTAATTTCTTTTTTAACTTTATTATTAGCATCTATATACTGATTCATAAATGTAGACATAGAATCTACACCTAAATTTTCTTGTAGTCCCTGACCAACAGTTGCCGCAAATGAACGCTGCGCACTTGTTAATTCAGAAATTTTTGCTTGAATTACTTGAGTTAATTCTCCACGTCCTTCATCAACACCAGCGGTTGCACTCGTCAATGTTTGACCTTGCGCGCGAAGCATCATGATTCCTAAATCACTATATTGTTTAGATACTTGATCTTGTGTATCAGAAGCAGCTTTTATTAAAGTTTCTTTTAGTTGCTTACGATAACCTTTTTCATCTTTTTTGAAAGTTTCTAGGTCTACACCAACCTGTAAAGCGACTTCTTCATCAGACATTTCGTCAACAAAATCTTTAAGTGCTTTACCATTATTTTTTAAAGATTGTTCTAAAGCCTTTTCATTGACTTCAGTATTCCTACCCATTATATCACTAATGAAAGTATCAGAACCTTCACCAGATATCTTAAGCTGTTTTTTAGCAGCATTATTTATTTCATAAAAAGCAGAATCTAATGCTTTTGCATCAACTTCAATTTGTGATATAGTTAAAGCACGTATTGCACCCTGTTTAACTGTTTTTTCATCAACCTCTACTTCTTCATGCTGTGCATTAAACAATTTTCCGCCTTCATAACTATATCCTAACGCATCAGCATAGGCTTCATAATAATCTTTTTTATGAGTAGAAAAATCACCCAAACTTTCTTCAGTCTGTTTACTTATATCTTCATATCTTTCAGCCATTATAGCCGTTAGATTTTCTACATCACTTAAATGCTGTTGTGTAAGAGTAGACTTAATTGCATTAGCACGTGAAGTCTTTTTAATTGCTGCCGCCTCTGCTTTCATATCTTCTTGTTCTTGAAGATATGGCGCGCGAGCTTCTTTAGATTCTTCTGTTTCTTGAGAGAATGGATTGGTCTTAGAAGTAGAACGCTCTACCTGCATCGTAGGCATTTTAACCTTTTCAGCTTCTTTTATTTTCTTTTGAGCATTTAACTCACCAGTAGCTAAAGTATTTAATGCCCCAGCAGTATTTTCAATCTCTTTTTGATATTCAAGAATATAATCTTTACCTTCTTGTGTAATAGATTTTAATCCATTATTATCTATCTTAACATACCCTAATGATTCAAGTTGAGGGTACATCTTAATTAATTCATCAATTTTACTATTAACATCAGCTAATTTTTCTTCAAATTCTGTAGAACCAGCAACTAGCCCATCAAAAGCAGACTCACTAGTTTCTAATTGATCTAATTTATCTTTTAATTCTGACGTTTCTTGCCTAGCAGAACTAAATGCATCAGATGCACCGGCCGCGACGGTTTGTAATTCACGTTCTTGCTCTTTCATTTTTTGAACGCCAGCAACCCAAGCAGCAACCAAAGCTGTAATAATTGCTATTGCAACACCTGCTTTCGCAGTACCACTCATTGGCATGTCTCCAAGCTCGCCCTTTTCTCCACCTGATTTTAAGGCTTCCAAACGAGCTTTAGAAAACTCAAGAACACTTTTAATCGCTTTTTTAGCACTTTTATCAAACATGTTCATAAAAGAGCCAATTTTCATAAGTGCCTGACCAAACGGTGCTAAAGGTGTGCCTTGTAAAGCCGCACCAAAACGATAAATTCCATCACCAGCTCTTTGCGCGGCAGTACTGACTTTTTTAAAGTCTTCTTCCGTTAATTCTAAATTTTTTAATTGAGAAGTATCAAAACCATAATCTTTTTGTAAAGTTTTTAAATCTTCTTGCATCAAATCTTTACGATTATTGCGTGCTTCGGTGGTAATTTTTGAAATTAAGGCAGCAGCATCTTGGTCATCCCCGCCTAAATCAGATAATTGATTATTTAAAATTGTATTAATCTGATCTGCGTAAGAAGAAACATTAATATTATCTAACCCCATTAATTTATCAAAAGATATGCTTCGTAGCGGGTTATTTCCAATACCAGCTTTGATTCCTTCTGTTAAATCTTTTCCAATTTTAATTCCCTTATCTCTAGCATCTTTACCTATGTCCATAAGCATATTTGTAATGCCATACGGATCACTGCCTTTTAATCCAATCGCACTAGCACCAAATTTAGCTAAAGGTTCTCTAATTAATCCAAACAATCCTTTACCAAGTTTAAAAGTGCTAGTAACTGCTGCCAAAGCAACTAAAGATTTAGTAATTCCTTTAAATGGATCGGGTGCAATTTTCCCAGCAACACCAACAATTTTATTAATAACACCTAAAATAGTAGTTCCTGTATCAACAATTCCCTTTGCGAAGCTACTATTCATCATACTCATAGCAAATTCATTCCAAGCATTATGGAATTGATTTAATTTTGCTTCCATTGAGTCTAATGTTTTATTAAACTGTTCTTCTGAAGCACCAGCACTATTGTTAGCTGCGTTAACCAATTCCATTACACGCTCATGATTACCCATCATAGCAATAAAACGAGATTGCTGACGAGAACCAGCTGCCATAGTAGCTATATATCTTTGTTGTCCCATAGACAACGTATTCCACTTAGCTGAAATTTCAAGGAATACTTGGTCTAAGTCTCTAAAATTGCCTTGTGTATCTCTTAAAGCAACACCAATAGTTTTTAAAGCTTTTTCAACCCTATTTGCATCTAATAATTCACCTTCCGAATCTACCAACTCTTCTGGCGCCTTCTTCATTTCCTGGAATCTAGCAACAATAGTCTTCATTGCGGTACCTAAATTCTCAGGAGCTTCTCTTGTTGTTTCAATCATCTGAGCAAGAAATGCTGAAGTGGTTTCAAATTCCATGCCTGCTGAGCTAGCAATTGATGCGGTACGTGTCATTGCACTACCAAGTTCTTCAGTATTAGATGCTGTAATAGCAGCTAATTTTGAATAAACGTCATTGATTCTTTGTGCAGACATTTCATTAATCTGCATATTAAAACCACGGAGCGCGGCGGTCATCATATCTGTAGCTTCTGCAGCTTGTAAACCACCAATACGAGCCATTTTAAGTGTTTCAGTAGCAACACCCATAGCTTGATTAGTATTTAAACCTTGCTGATAATACAAGGTTGTTGCATCATATACATCTTTAATGGTTGAACCTAATTGATTAGCAGTATCAGTATATATAGGAAGTTTTTCCCACATATCACCAACACTAAAATTAGTTACTACTGCAGTCTCAGTCATAGATTTATCTAATTCTTTAACTGTCTGCCAAGCATCTTTCGCAATTTTACTAATTTCACGAATTGTTTGCCCTAATGTAAAATAACGAAGAATCTGTCTGTCTAACATTTGAATTTGTTGAGTAGCACCAAATTCTTCTGTTTTAGTACGTTTTAAACTTTCAGTTAACTTACTAACTTCTTGTTGTGATTTAGAAAAACCATCTGCAGCTTCCTTCGCTCCTTTACTCATGGAATTTGCAGCACTTTCCATAGCTCTTTCAGTATCAGTAATCTTTTTTTGTAAATTACCGGCCTCTGTAGTTGTACCGACTATAGCTTGTGTAACCTGCCCCATTGCAGTACGCATTTCACCAGCTTTACCACTGTCATGCATCACAGCTGTAGCACGGCCAACATAAGTTTCTAATTCTTTAGCCTTTTCTAAAACCGTCTCAAAATCACCTTTGGCATTTGCACCCAATATCGCATCTACTAATCCTTTAGCTTTTGTATTAGTAGTAATTGCTTTAATTTGATTTAAGGGGTCAGTAATTTGTGAAGGGTCAACTTTTAAACTAGCAAACTCCTTTTTTAAATTAGCAATTGTATTAGAAAGGTTAGCCAATTGTGGAGTATCTTTAAAAAGTTCTGCCGGCTTAATACCAGCAATTTTTTCAGCATCTTTACCTATCTTTTGATACAAACGATCCATTGAATCTAAAGATTTAATAGTAGCGTTGTAATCAGCTTGTGTTTTAATCCCACTTTCAACTCTTGTAGTATATTTATTATATTCTTTATAAAAGTTATTTAAGTCCTTATTTAACGAATCTTTTAATTTAGGTGAAATATTAAGATTATTAAACTTCTGTTGAATCTGATCAACATTGTGTTTAACATCACTAATATCCATTATGGCTTTTAAATTTACAGTAAAATTCGCATCGCCCATTTTCTTCCCTCCAATAAAAAATGACGTTGATTAAAAATCAACGCCACTCCTCATCTTTATCTATATCATCTTCTAGGAAGTAAATTTCTAAAATCTCTTTCTCATACCCACGTTCTATCGGCAACGCCGTTCCCGTGAATTTCCCAACTACCGGCTGGGCATTCGCTCCTAAAAGTAAGTTAAAGTTTGACGTTATTTTTAATCGTGGTATTTTAATAATAGCTGTATGTGTTGTACCTGTAACGTCGTCCTTAATTCTAGAGCGTCCTTCCAAACTTATATATCCTTCTAGTAACTCCTTTCCAACGATAGATGCAACTGCGCCATTATCATATTCATAGTTATAATCTACAATAACATCTTTATATACTAAAGGAGTCTGAATTTGTTTTTCACCAATGCGCGCCAGGTCAGCTAGTTTCTCACCCGTCTCTGCATTATATACGAAAATCCAGTTATCCACAGGCTTATGCGTAAGTTCAATGATTCCTTGGTCATTAGTTTCTACGTAATCGCGCTGTGAAATTTGTAAATCGGATTTATCTACCTTTAATAAACCCGTATTAGTAAGTAATCCGAATTGTGCTTTTGAAAATATACCTTGTGTAAAGGCTAATTCTACTCCTTTAGTCCTTGTCCAAACAACCAATTTTCGTCCTTCGTAACCACCTTGCGCAGCTACCTCTTGATGAATTTCTTGAAAGTTAGCTATTTGAACCTTATCAAATGCCGCGATTGTCTCTCCTGCGGCAATTTGTTTTCCATTTATCTCCATAGGATAAGTGGATTTTAGCTGCACAAAGTACAGTTCTTGCATACCAAATTCATTATCCATTTGTTTCTCCTAAGAAAAACGAGGAGGCGATTGCCGCCTCCCCGCCGAATTGATTTTTTTAAATTAATTAAACTACTTTATTCTGCTGGAACGTAGTTAGGATCGTTTTGTGATCTACCCGAAATCTTTGATACTGGAGTTGCCCAATCATCATTTGTATAGTTTTCGTAAGCATCAAGTACTGAAGCTACACCTTTATTCTTAGAAGTAGCAGATTCGTTAGTACTAATATTATATTTAACTAACTTAACCATTGAACCACTCTCTGACTTCAGACAATCAACTGTCATAGAGAACGTAGCTGGATCTCCATCGGCTTCCATTGTAAGAGAAACATCTTCTGCAGAAACTTTTCCCTTTGGAATGATAAACTGAAGGAATTCATCCTTACCAGAAGCAACGTTTCTAGCATATGTATCACCAGTGATGTAATATGTATTAGAACCAAATTCAGCTCCGATATCAATTGTGATTCCACCAGTTACAACTCCATTACCAGGTGTAGTAACAGATTGACCATCAACAGTCGTTGTTGTTTCAACTTTCCTAGCTTCTGCTGTTGATGTGCAATCAAGTAAATCAAAAGTAATAAACTCAATAGTTTGTTTACCATTAGTACTCTTACCTGTTGTCCAATCTGGACTTGCTACTGCAACAGGGTCAGCTACTTCTATACCAGCCGTACTATTATAACTAAAAGCAGTAACTAAAGTAGCGCTGATATATAATTTTTTACCATTAATTTCAAATGATAAATAATCTGCAGTTTGGCCATCGCTACCAACCTGAACCAAGCTAATCTTAGATAAGTTATAGCGTAAAGTCTTTAAAACTTCTTGTTTATCTCCATAAACTTTCATGTTGCCGCCGAACATAATGCCAAGAGACTTAGCACTGTATACAGCATCTTCCATTTCAATGGTAAGCTCTTTATTTGTATCCCATGAAAGAATTTTAACGTTACCCTTACCACCTCTAGCTTCTACTTTTTCAGAACTCTGTGACAGAGTTGAAGTCTTGAGTGTATCAAGATAAAGCACAGGAGCAGAAGGAGCGCCCTTTGAGTCTAACTCATAGAACATAACGTCAGCAACTTCTTTAATAGCATATTTATCAAGAATAATTGCCATAAATATAGCCTCCTATATTTCTTCATTTAAATCCTTAATCCAATATTTTGGTTTAACTTTCTTTTTGTCTGCGCCAGCCAGCAACGCACGAATATCAATATCATACTCTTCTTTTTGCTGACTCATACCAATTAACCATGGTACACACGCATAACTTATCTCTCCGATATTAAGTGGGGTTAAACCTATTCCCATACAACAAATTGCAGCTATCAAAGTTCCAAAATTTGTTCCTGAACCTTTCTTTTGTTTCTTTCTTGCCAATATACGTTCACTGGCACGAATCTTCGCTTTATACCGCCTAATTCTTGGATCTTCATCCTCCACAGGCGGCTCAACTGGCTGCGCGCCTAGTACGGTTCTCACAATGTTTTGAAAATCAAAATAATTATTTGCATCAATTACTCGTGGATTCTCTAAATCCTTATCTGGGTCTAACTCTTCTTCACTCTTGCCTACAATAATAACTTCCAATTCTGGAACTATCGTCACAGGCTCGCGCAGTAGCTTCTGAAACCCATGTAAAACATTGACGCGCGCGACGTCGTCCTGATGCACGTTCATTAACAAATATTGAAAAGGTGTTGGAATTGTCGGTACATTTTCATTAACATAAGCATCCTCAAGTTCTTCTTGTGTTATCATAAATAACGTCTGACAATACTCAAACCTCTCATCGCCGCACATATCATTCACAGTTGGAGGATATACCTTACAAATATCTTTAAAATCTAATGGAAAGCCAAGAAAAATCTTCTCATTAATCATAGCTCGTTAAAACAAAGTCCTGTTCATATGCGGTCATTTCTTCTGATAAGAAATTCAAATCAAAATCACCGCCAGAAATCTTACCTAATCCCTCTATCTTCTTTCCATTTAAAGACTTTTGCACTTCACCCATTATTGCAAACGGGCGCAAGTTCGTATTCTTAATAACCCACTGTGTCTGAGGAACAAAAGTTTCTATATTAAACATGACATTTTTAAATTCTTTGTTTGATACCAAACCACGACCTCGCGCGATTCTAAGTACGATAATTGAGTGAGCCGTTTCTTTCGGCCCAATTCTTGGTACTATCTTCACAAACTTATCAAAAATCTCAGTCTGTATCTGCTCTTGAGTCAAATCATCGTGAGACAATGGATCTTTGTCCGTATAATATAAAAGCTTAAGTAAATTTTGATTAGCTAACAACCTTTTAATTATATATTGTGCATTAATTCCAATATCCGCACAATTTCTTACTGTCATTCTGTCACCCCCTTATTAAGCCAATAAAAATCTTCATCCTTATCGTCTTCTTTCTTCTCCGGTGGCACAGAATGATCTCTAATATACTGTGGATCAACTGATACAAACTCTACACCAGGTGTAGACTGTATATCATAACCCGTAACAACGTAAGCTTCTAATAAGTCACCTTCACCAACTTCAAAATAATCATCTTTTCTTATTTTTCCGTTGACCGGTGTAATGAAAAAGCTTAACTTTAAATTTTCCGTATATAGCGTTTTATTTCTACTTCTTGATTTCAATTCATCCTTCAACATATTATCTTCTTGTCCATAGAAGTAAGCCCAAGTATGCTGTTCCACACCTTGTCTATCTTTCCAAGTAAGATAATGCGTCATTTTTAACATAAAGTATCTATTATAACCGCTTGCAACATAATCTTCTAAATAATAAACCATCCAAGGCTCTCTTTCTCCGTCCTTATCCGGCATCATTAAAATAGTCCCATTCGGTATATTCAAATTCACGTCAGTTAATAAATAATGAATTGTCTTCGTTTCATTCTGCTTACAAGGGGTAAATTCTCCCTCATATTGTTTATCTTCGTAGTCAAAGTTTACATAATAAACTGATTTAAGTAGCTGTCTATGAAAGTTTTCTTCGCGCTGGCGCTGTAGACGTGATTGAAAATCAATCCCATATCTATTTAACCTCTTTAAATATACTTCCTCATAATATTCTCCCATCTTATACCCCCTTTGAGAGTAAAGTCATACAATCAAAAATTGTATTCCGAAAATACTCATAACGTAAATATCTTAAAGAAGCCAACTTATGATATAGCGTATAGTAATTAATCGTTCTTTCATCCACGTCAAAACCTTCCAACTCAATTAAAATTGAATCTAAAAACTTCTCCCATTCGCGCCCTTTCTCATACTCGCAAAGTAAACCAAACAACTTATTCTTCAGCTTGTTCGCATATCCTTCTTCTACTTCCGGAGTATATTCCATATTAATCACCTGCTAACTTTTTGTAATCAAATGGTTTGCCGCTCCGTGAACGATAGTAAATTCGTTCCAATTTTAACGCCTTATACTCCTCTCTTTCTAATAAACTTTTCAATTTATCAATTAAATTCGCCTGAGAAAAATCTCGTTCAACATATAAAGGCTTAACATTTTCCCAAGTTAAAATTGTCCTATTCAGCCATTCGCATTTCATATACGTAGCTAAAATTTGTATTTCAACGTTAGTTAAGTCTCCTTCAAATTGGTCATTTTCATTAATGCTTAAATCAACCCGTGGAAACTTAAAGAAAGGAATCGCCGCATCAAGTAAAGAACGCCAATCCATTTGAATTTCTTCTTCTGTCCAATTTAACCATTCGTCTTCTAACATCTTAGAAAGAAAAGCATCATATACTTTCTGAATGGAAGTCATGTTAAGCCTCCTTTACTTCTTCCTTATCCAATTCATTTAGTTCTATGGCTTTTAAAATGTCAGTATGTGTCAGTTCCTTTAAGAACATATCCCTATCATAATCTCTAATTTTATTTTCAATGCAGTATTCTACAAGTACGTGTCGTTGTTCATGAGTTAAATCTTTAACTGCCTTTCTAAAGTCAACCATCTTCATACTCATAATTTCTTTCATCTTATCATCTGTAAGTTCAAATTGCTTCTCCGGCTCATTTTCATCCTGCAGACCAAGCTGAATATTAATCTTTTCTTTATCTGGACCAACTACAGCTAAAATTCCTTCTCTGAACATATATTCAACGCCAGGGTCATACATTAACTGCTCTAAATCTTCCATCTCAAAAGCATACACAGCGCCTTTTTTGCTCCATGTTCTGTTAATCCTTAAATCTTGATCTTTCACACCAACGGTGCCATTAACTAAACTCTTAACTTTAACCTTCATTTTAATTCTCCTTTATACGCCTAAAAAATAAAAATTAAGGGAGGAGGTGTACCCCCTCCTCCCCATTAATAATATCAATTACTCTTGGTAAGTCTGAGTAATACCAGTGTTCTGATAAATTCCCCAGTTGTGTTGTGTAAGAATAGCAACACCAAGCTTTCTATAAGTATTAATCTCCATTGAGTTGTCCTTATTAGTCCAGTCATAAATCTGTGTGTTTCCTTCAAGGACAACCTTAACTACTCTATCTCCACCTGTTGGAAGCACGTATGCCAGCTGCGGGTCGATGTAAGTAGCTGTATTGTTTTCATCAACATAAGATTGTGGAATCTGAACAATCGGAGTTCCTCTGAAGATGTTGATGTATCCCTCGTTATGGATTCTATCAATATCCTGTGGATGATAAATACCTTGGTAATTTGCTCCTACTGGAACGATAGCATCTGGTCCCATAGCTCCTACGAACTCTGGTGGTGCAAAGATAACTGCGCCATTACCATAAGCTTTAACAACGCTACAAAGCTTAAACATTTTGTCGGCATCAAATTTATTTTCTATAACCTTGTTTGTATTAGGTTTATCATTCAGCGCTGCGCGCAGAGCCTTTTGAATTTCCCTATAAACTGCTTCTGTTTGACCCTCTGTCAGAACATCGACATATTCAGACATAATTTCAGCGCCATCAAGCATTCTCTCAAAATCAAGAGTTGTAGCTCCGCCGACTGCATGTCCACCAAGTTCAAAAGTCTTGTTGTCAAGTCTGAACGTCTCATAAACTCCGCTAAGTCCTACTTGTGTAAGAAATTGCTTCGCTCTTAACTTTCCAACCTTCTGCTTAAAGATAGCTTTCTGTCCCTGTGGAACTTGCTGTACTTCAGCAAAAATACTAACAGCATCTATAACGTTCTTAGGAACGACTTCGTCTACTGCTGTAATAATGATATCATAAATATCATATCTATTTTTCATAAATTGATTTATAGAACCTGCTAAATCTCTCAGTCCATCTGCCAGTGCGGCATCAACATTATCAACAGAGAAGTTAGTAGGCGCTTCGTTCTTAGCTGCATAAATAGCTAATTCTTTAAGTTGTTCTAAAGTCATCACTAAACCTCCCTCTTATGCTTCATATACCTGGAACTGAACTGCAAGTTGTCCATCCGGCATTGTCGTTTTCTTTACTACTGCTAAAACAGGACCAACTGTCGGCTTAGTAGCAGAAACCTTAATAGCTCCATTCGCACTAATTCCGCCATAAAGTTGTGTCGTAGCTACATCTTCAAGTGCTTCAATAAATACTTCCTCTGCTGTAGCCTCTTCTCCTTGTGTAGTAACAGCTTCAAATTCCTCATCATCATAGCAGATGCAATTTGTAGTAAACAAATCGCCAACAGCAAGATATCCAACTCTTGGATAAAATTCTCCTCTCTTGAGTGAGAAATCCTTCAGTCCATTGGCTCTATCATCATACATATGCTCTGCAGAATAATTTAAAGCGATTGGCAGTGAAGCGTCAACAGCATACTTAATAGTCTTATTGATCTTATCAACGGCTAAAAGCATACCGTTTTCTGCAACATCCGTAGCAAAATCAGTAGCATCAAGCTCGCACTGAGCTTCAATTCTACCATCTCTACGGAAGGCCGCATTATTTAATTCGCATTGACCAAAACCGTCAATTACTAATCTTTGTAAAGCCATAATAATTCCTCCGTTATTATTTCTTATATCTATTCAGAATACCAGTAATGCCCTCTTCAGCTTTATCATCTTTCGGGGCAAAGTTGTGGTTTTCATCATTCTTTGAGAACAGTGTAGGCTTAGATTGAACTAAAGCATAAGCTAATTCTCTTTCTAACTGATCACTTGTCATATCATCAAGCTTTTCATTGTAAGAATTAAGTGTTTCCTCATTCAGTAAATTATTATACTGCGCCAGAATTGCTTCTTTTTGCTCATGTACAATATTTGCTTTATAAGTTTCTAACTCTTCTTTCTCAGTTGTAAGCTCTTCAATTTGAGTCTGCGCGTTAGTATAAGCTTCAGTCTTTTCGTTCAGTTCGTTCTGTAAGTCTGCTTTCTCCTGTTCTAAAGTAGAAATTGTCGCACCCTGCTCTTCATTTTTCTGAGTAAAATCATTAACATTTTCTTCAAGCGAAGAAACATTTTCTTTCAGTGAAGCAACTTCACCCTGTAAGTCAGATACCATAGTATCAACTTTTTCATATGTGTTGTTGTTCATTTCATGAAGAACGTCTAATGCGCGCTTTTCCTCTTCATTTACATCAACGATATAAGCGACTTCTCTTTCACCGAGTTCTAATGAATCGGTTTTATCGTCTTTTGTATAATGAACTCTTTCATATCCCTGAGTTTCAAAATTATACACAAGTGCATAATCATCATAAACTTCACAGATAGAATAATCCATTACGTAATCGTTTTCTTCATTGAATCTTGTATTAAGAAGAGTCCAAATCATATTATATTTCTGATTATCAGAAAGTTTAAAATTCATTGTTTGTCCTCCTTGTGACTCTAGTTGCTTTTCATATTTTTCAATCTGTGTCATTACTGAATCAATTGAATCCATTAAGGTGTAGAAGGCGGCGCCTTCAAAGCAAGGCTCGTAATCATCACCTAATGCTTGTAAACCTAAAAACCTACCTTCTGTAAAAACATAATAACGCTTTCCGTCAATATATTTCCAGTCACCTTTAATAGAGTCCGCAAATAACTCCATAGATTGAGCCTTTGAAATAACATCCAGAGCTTCCTTTTTATAAATACCTGTAAACAGATATACATCTGTACAAGCATACTCTCTTTCTACTCCGTCGTCATCTACGTGTTTTTCCCAAGCAAAATTAGGATTCTCTGGTACGATACCATAAATTCTACCCTCATAGCGCTCATGTCCATGGTCAGTAAAATCTTGCTCCATACTATCATAGATTCCCTTTACCGGCACGTAAGGCAAAGTAGAAATCAACTGTTCGGCAAATTCGTCCGTTATATAAGTACCATTTCTATTTCCATACTTATAAAAGATTCGGCATCTTGCTTTAGATAACACTTCACTAACAGCGGTTACATCGCCATAAACAGAAAGAGAAAAAGTTGTTAAATCTTTTTTATCCATTGGCACTAGAACCTCCGTTATCTAACGATTTTTCATTAGCAATTGTCTTTGCACTTTTCTCTTCTAAAGGTTTTTCTGGACGTCCAGGCGAATTGCCTGATTCCGTGTACGATGTACTTAACGGAATTAATTTTTCTTTCAAATTTAAAACGTCATTTTCTAAATCTTTAATATTCCCAAGCTCTTTTTGTGATAAGCCAAGTGCTAATGCCGGTAATATAAAACTATAACCAGAATTAGCCATTTTAAGAGTAGTGTCTATATACTTTGACTCATTATAATAAGTTATAGGTAAAATGGTATACTTAAACGAAATATTAGAATTGCCGAATTTAGAATTAACTATATATGTAATATAATTATCTAATTTATGAGCAAAGATCATCATAAACGCCATATCATTATTGATAGAAGTCTCAAGTGATAAGTTAGAGTCTGTTCCAAACAATTGCGGGCTGGCGCCAGCAACGGAATAGATATTACTCAATTCCTTATCAACACTCGCAGTTGAGTTCTCGTTTGAAGTTTTTGACACAACACTATCAACATCCGCATAAGTGGTAAGAACAGAAACATTCTCATCACCCGCCATCATATCAACAGCGCCCTTGTGCATTACTTCGGCTTCATCTGGCTCAAATAATAAACCACCATCTTGTAAATGAGGTATTTTTTGTACGATAATCTTTTTGATTTCTTCTAAATCTCGCTTTTTATTAATACCTCTTGCTTGGTCATAATCAATCGCGGCAGGAATTATATCTAAAAACACAGGATTACCGTCCAGTATAGGTATACAAATACCTACACCTGGGTCAATAAATACCCATGGGTCTGATACTTTACCATTCCTATATCTTCTATACCAATTTACTACTTCCTTTGGATACAGCGACAAAGCGCTTCTGCGTTCATCAACATCGGTGATAGTATTAAAGTAAGTGACATTAAATTCAATTACATCAGCACCATCATAGTTCTTAAATCTAGTCCTACAATATGTTGTAGGTAAATCTAAAATAGATACTCCATCATTATTAATGCCTTGAATAACACCATAATAACAGCCGTCGCGCAATGCACGAATAGCAATATTCGTGAAAAGTGCGGGCAGCTTCGCGGAATCTACAAAACTCATTGCATTAAAGTACTTCTTTTGAATAAAATTTTCGGAGAGATTTTTACCAAAAGCAGGATTAGGAATTAATAAACCTATATACTTTAATAAAGTAGCATAATGTAATAAAATTCTTTGATAGAAACCGCCTTGTTCAAAAAAGTATCTTGATAGATTAATTTTTTCTTCTAAAGAACCAGAATCAAGTATATTCTTAATGTCTTCTTCAGAATACCTTCTTACTGCCCCACGGAAGGAGAAGTGGTGTGACGAATAACCATATGAATGCTCCGAAGAAGCAACCATATTTTTATAGGTCTTGGTAAAAGTAGTTAGGAAATCTTTATTCCTTTTCATTTACCTTCCTCCCGTAAAGAAAACCAACTTCCGTTTGGCTCCCTGACGCCGATGCCCTCGCTTATAGTAATCCTCTTCTAATTCTTTTATGCGCCAAAGCCCATAAGAGAAGGATGAATATTTATCCTTAGGGAATCTTGAATTTATACGTTCAAGTACTATGTCGAGGCTCGCGCCAGTTCTTTTCAAGCGCAAGTTACTCATTTCTTCAAATAATTTAGTTGTCATTTCGTGAGGCATAAGACGTATTACCCGCTGTTCCACAGTCATGCGCTGACCAACTTTAGTAGCAAGCAAAGCACTTTTAGCTTCCTGTTCCTTAATTAAGAAACGAACCATACCACTTGTTAATCTAGAATAACAGTTTCCATGAATCTTTGAGTTCAAAGGTCCATTAGCTTTAATTCCATAGAGGATTTTCGGTGCATCCTTCGGTTGAATAGCTTTATAAACATCATCGTTTATAAATCCATAAGCCGGAAGTATTTCACCATTTTCGTCATACTGTGGTTTAATCATTTCATCGGCTAAGCCAACTCCTAAACCATTAGTATCAATCACGACTTCGCGTGGATTGAATTGACGAATAATCTTTTTTAAATCTACTGCCTGGCGCGCAAACGGTTTCGTCTGCGGCGTGCGGCCAAGTACGATTAAATTAACTAAAGTCGCATAGAATTTACCGTTTACAACGTTAACTCTAAATACGCAAACTGCGGTCTGGTCGGAAATACGACCTACGTCCACTGATATTAAGTAGAATTGTTCTGAGTCGGGTCTATTAATTGCATGCGTTTCTGGGTTTTTAATTTTTCTATATTTGCTTAATTTCTCATAAGAGAACCAAGCGTCTTCGCTAGAACCTTGCCACAGACTCAAATATTCTGTAGCAAATGACTCTGCATTGTACGATGGACTCATTTTCAATTTATTGATATATTGTTTATCAATAAGTCCATGCATTGCCGGCAAGCGCCAATCACATCCAAACATGAATGAATGGTCTGGGTCAATAATTGAGTTTTCAAAAGTATCTATAAGTCGTTCATAGGCGAATGAAGTCTTGGCGCCCGCACTAGTTGTAGCTACAACCTGCTGGTTTGGTTCATGTGGATTGACTTCGTTATTTGGAAGTCTACGAGAAACATTAACCAATGGAATTACAACACTGTTTATTGCTTCCTCATCGCCGTCTCTAATCTCATCAATAAGGCCACCGTGTCTACGTCCTCCACGGGCCGCATCACCTGCAAGCACTACGTCAAGCTGTGAGCCATTTAAAAATCTCAAAGTAACATAGTCCTTACCAAAATTCCCCGGATACTCTTTAATTTCATTTCCAACAACCTCTTTCTTTAAAAGCGGCCAATGGTCATAAATCTCATAAATCTTTTCCTTAGTAATCTGCGCTGCCTGCTGTTTGGTGTTCGCGCAAATGAACACCTTGCGGCCAGGAATAAAAACGCATTGCAGAAAGAGTGCCAAAATTGTCAAAAATGACTTAGAAAACGCACGGGGCGCAGTAAGAAATACATCCTTAAAGCGCATGAGCACGCGCAACGTAAGTCTCTGATAAAAGAACAACGAAAACTCTGAATCAATAGGTCTAATAATGTCCAAATAGTAATCTGGATAAGCAGTGAACAAATTAATCCATTTCTCTAACATGGACTTATGCTGCTGCATATATTCCGTAGTAATCGTTGCGCCTTTCTCAAGTTCTATGCCGTCGCGCTCTGCACGTTCAATCGTGTCGTCCTGCATAAGCTCTTGGCGCGCACTTAAAATAACCTTCTTTCTCTTATCCTGCATCGGACTCACCGTCCCCTACCTTAGCTTCAAATTCTTCTTCCTTAAACAGTTCTTCAAATCCTTCATTTTCATATTGGTCATAGTCTGTATCCTGTTCAAGGTCATAATAATTCTCAAGCTCGGCCGCAGTCTTCAGTGATTGTATACGTTGACTTATCTCATCGCCAATACCCGACTCATTCGTATACAGTCTCTGATTCCAACTCTGTATATTCTTTATAGTCTCATCTACAACGTCTCTTGTTTCTCCGTCATAGAATTGATTAACAAAGCCCTTCTTTTCCAGCCAGCGGCAAAGTTCTCCCATAGATTCAAAGTCGCCAGCATTTTTCACATTCTTCGGAGTAAATTCTCCTGTCTTTACTAATTTATCATACGAAGCAAGTAACTTATCAAAATCTTCACCTGCTCGTATCTTATTATCAATCTCATAAGAAATTTTACAAATCTTAATTGCCTGGTCGCCTTGCAGCGCGCCATTAATATTCTGAGTTAAAAGTAAACCATTATATAAGTTCTCCAAATAGTGAAGTGCTTCATCGTCATAGTTCGCACCCCATTTCTCTATAAGTTTCTGTCTTTCCTCATCGCGCAGTATAGGTACAACATCAGCTAAGGCATCGTTTTCTTTCAGTTCTTCATATGCCTTATTATAACTCCCCCAATCTATCCTTTCATACTCCTTACTTAAGTAAATCGTATCATAGGCGCGCAATAAATCAACTGCGTCATTTACTGCTCTTAACTCTTCATATTTGGTCGGTTCAAAAGGAATATCTATATACTGACAAATTCTGTCCATACATTCCCAACTATACTCATTTCGTTCCAGTTCCTCTCCCAAACATTCGGTACACACGTTAACGTACCCTTTCGGAAAGAAAACTGATTTACTCCTTAAAAAATGAAATGAATCTTTGGACCGGCCGCAACGTTCGCAAAGCCTGTTCTCAAAGTCAATGTCAAACTTCGGAGTAATAGCCATTTACTTCTTCTCCTTCTTATAGATCGGGCGCAGTAAACGATCTAAATTTCTCCTTCTAGTCCTATTCAATCCATTGACCTTGTCGCAAACTTCACTCCAAAGCTCGCTAAAATCCTTGGGTACTCGTTTAATCTTGGTATCGTCCGTTGACGGCGCGCCTTCAACATTCGGCTCGTTCGGTTTATCCAATTCATCCATAGCTTCTTCTATAGTTTCCTTTTTATAAACGTCAATCCCTAAAATTGTACAAACACCCATAAATTCTGCAGGTTCAAGTCCGGCAATTGCCTTAAGTAACTTTTCTGTAGACTTACTAACATCTCCAACCTTTCCAAAAAGTCTCACTTAATCGCCTCCTTTTCTCTTCCTTTTCTTTCTATCACATCTCTTACATCTATTCTGAAATCCATCCTTTGATTTGTTCTTTCTAACCCAATTTCTTTCGTCTAAAAGTAAAACTCTTCCACACTCAGTACATTGTTTAAAGTTCTCTGGATAGAAACAATTTTCTACCGAATCTAAATGAAGTTGGGCGGCCGCATTAATCTTTTCAATAATTTTTTGTCTGAATATTGTACTTATATAGTTCGCCGTATAGTTCTTATCAAATTCCTCGTTTAGTACCCGGGCTATATCGGCGTTATGTACGTGGGCCTCCTTCATTCGTAACAGTTTATGCTGTGCCTCAGTCAAGTCGGCAATTGATTCATAGAAATCTAAAGTCCGATAAATGTCCTCTAAATTTCCTTCAACGAAGTTAATCTCGTGTTCGCGCTCAATCTGGTCTGCGCAGTCCTCGCGCATAAGGTAAAGTTGATAAACTGTTTCTAAGTCACGGAAATCAATTACGGTTGGGCCTGGCTCAACTTCGCGTTTTTCGTTTAGTAACTGTCCGATTAACCGTAGTTGTTCTTCGTTCAGGGCGCGCGGGTCAAAGTTTGTATTGAAAATTAATTCTCCGGTTCGGCCGGCCGCAGTACCTAGCGGAAGTATGTCTAGGTCAAGTCCGAAATGTTGTTGGACCCTATCTAATCCAGTAGGTCCTTGGTGTGGGTTCAGCGTATTTACAAACGAATCTCTCATCGTAAATTGTTCCCGTCTCAACTCCACCAATTCGTGTCTCAACTTCAAATATTGAAACTGACTAAGTTCGGCTGCGCGCCGACTAAGTACGACCTGTTCTGATTCACTAAATCGGTCAAGTAATTCCTTGCGCGGTGGCTTATCCCGCTTACCTACGCCCAGTTCGTAGAAGTTAATTAACAAGTCATCCTCGTCAATTTTCCTCCAAAGGGCCTCAAACGAATCGCGCAGGTAGTCCGGTGCGGCCTCACGTACGGCCTGGCGATTAAATACCTTGCGCTCGGCTTTTAACGGCGTGGCTTCGGTAAATGGCTGGAACTGAACGTTAGTGTAGGCCGGATTGTCTAAAACCGCGTCTAACGACTCTATGTCGTCGCCTTTCGTCCATCGTGTTTTAAGGCCCGTTCCCGCGCCTATAGGTTGTCCTTGTGCGTCCTTGCCCCACAGCAAATAATCGGCTATGGTTTCCGCTTCTGTCTGAGTAAGGTCGGGGAATTGGACAATGTATGTGTCTATAAAGTTTTTGCGTTCCTCAGCCGTTTCTAAGCTGAAGTCTAGTTTTAATCTGTTCATAGTCCATTTCCTCCTACAGTTATATTATAGCACACGGCTGAGGGGAAGTCAAATTTCGGGGATTGAATTTTTAATTTCGTGGGGTTTGGATTTTTGATTTCGTGGTACTAATGTAGCAGCCACTTTACCACGCTAAAGTGCGAAAGTGTCGCCGTCCCGCAACCCCTCTCCCCGTACGTATGTTCGCGAACAAATGTTCCTCTTCATCGCTTCACCGCGTTAAAGTGGTAAAACTTTACCACACTAAAGTCCTAAATTTTTTGTGAAAGATTTATCAATCTCAAATGGCGGGCCGCTAAAAACTATACGGGTCCGAATTGAAAAAACCCTACCCCCTTTATAGGTTTATGGGCGAACGAATGCGCGTGACTTTACTGCGTTAAAGTGTTAAAGTTTTAAAGCGATACAGTAGGTAAATTGTCAGACTATTCTGACTATTTAACTCCGCAGGTCCGAGTGGGCGACACTTTAGTGCGGTGAAGTGTTAAAGGGGTAAAGTAGGTCGATTGTTAAAAAGTTAACAGGTCGGACAGCCTCTTCAAGTGATTAGGATAAATATGCATTGGAATGTATATTTATTCAATTGTAATTCTTAAGGTTTATTAAGAATTAAATATGCGTTTAGGGGTTGACAGTGACCGGTTTATTTGATACAATGTATACAGATAGAAGAGAGGAGATAAAACAATGACAGACGAAACAATGAAAGCAATTTATAACGAACATGCTTTTACAGAAGATAATTACATTGTTGGTTATCATAAGAATGGCATGGTATACGCAAGCGTTATTAAATACCACTTTGTCAACCTTGCTACAGTACAGAAGAGTAGCAACAAGTGTGGACACAACAGTGCAAGCCTTAGATACAGACAGAATAACAAGACAGTTAAAACAATAGAAGACAACGCAATTGATACATTCGTACTATGTACACTTGAACAGTTAGAACAGGTTGCAAAGGCATACAGTGAGAAGAGAGCGAACAGAGGTAAGGCATTCGAGAGACTAGTAACAGAACACTATGGACAGACATGGACAGATGACAACGTTGAATGGTGGACAGGTGCGGACATAGTAGTTAATGGTACAGGTTATCAAATCAAGTATGACAGATGCAACTTCTGTAATGAAGAACAGATAAGACTACAGGGTTGGGCATAGGTTCAACCCTTGTATATTAAAAGTAAAATAAATAAAAAAAATTAAAAAAAGTTTTAAAAAGTACTTGACATTATATACCGGATATGTTAATATATAATTGCAAGGGGAAAGAGAGTTCCCCAGTAGAAAGGAAGAAAAGAAAATGACAAAGAGAGAAATGGTACAGATGGGAATGGAATTCAAAAGAAACTACTATGGTAAGTATCACGTAGAAGTAGAAAAGACATACAAATACAGAGGAGAAGTTAAAACCTGTACAGAACTTGTTCTGACAGAAGAAGGAAAGAAAATCATGGAAGAACTTGAAACACCGATGTTCATCTGCCCGAACTGTGGAGAAAAAGTTTCCTTCAACGAGTTGGAAATCTGGGGAGAAGAAACAGAAGAAGAACTTATGAACAACAAAGTTGTTTGTTCAGTATGCTATGAAGAAGAAATGGGAGAAGACCTTTAGGTCTTCTTTTTTTATACACGCATAACGAACGTATATTCGTATACGGCGCGCGGTTGAACGTATGTTCTTCCAGGGATCCAGGTCTGCCCAGGCAGATAAAAAAATTGTACCAGGATTAAAAAATATATTGACAACATATATAATTTGTGGTAGTATACTTATAGAGAATATTTAAAGGAGGAAAAAGAAATGAAGGAAATGATTATAAAAGTAGAGGGATACAAAACAATAGCACATGTATATACAGTAGTAGAAGGACATTATATGGTAGTAATCAATTCAAAGATAACAAACATAGGTGGCGCGACATTAAAGGGTGTACTTGCTAACACAAGGCGCGCAATCAAGCGTAGAGGTTAGCCTCTTCAGTGCGTACACTGCGGGCGCGCAGTGTACGTACATACATAGCGAACATATGTTCGTTTAGGTGGTGCAGACGAACATATGTTCGTCATATAGGGTATATAGGTATATATCCATCCTCTTCAGAGATACGTCTGAGACGGTCTATTTTGCGTTCTCAGCAAGTTTTATGAAGAGGATGTATTATTATATTATGCGATTGCCCGGGCAGTATTCCAGGCGAATATATTTACTTTAGTACGTTAAAGTGTTAAAACTATTCCCAAAATTAGTTTTTAGGGAATAGTTCCATTGGATATACTATATATAGAGTTTATCCTCTTCAGATTATTAGATATAGTATGTAATACGTGTTTGGAACTATTCCGAAAAAATACTTTTAGGGAATAGTTGTAGATGGTTAGACTTTAATGAGTTAAAGTGTTAAAGTGTTCGCATATAAAAAAGAGAGTTTACACTCTCTCTTCCTTTTCTTATGCAAGTTTTAACTCCAGTTCGTGCAATTCGTTTTCCATTGCGTTAACTCTTCTTTCATCTTCGATAGTCCATCTGTCTATCATATTCATCATGAACAGTCTGTTTTTTAACTGTTCTATTCTCTCTTTAATTTCTTGTATTGTCATTTTTAACACTTCCTTTCTTTTCCTCTTGCAATTATATAGTAACATAGTCCGGGCTATATGTC